CCTTCAGCGCGATCTACGCCATCTACAGTGATCTACTCAAAGAGCTCCGGCCCAGGTCCACCAAGGTCGAACGGTATCGCGCGATCGCGCTGAAGGCCCAGCGGGAGGCGACGCGACTGGGTGGCAAGTTCGGCATGACGCCCAGTGACCAGGTGGGTTTGAGCGTGCCGCAGAAACCCAAGGGCAGTGACGAGGAGTTCCTCTTTGGCCGTCGCGGCGCCGAGGCGTAAGGCGCGGGCCGCGAGCCCGCCCCCCCGGCCGCCGCGGGCGATCGGGAAGTACGAGCGCCTCTACCTCGAGCGGCAGCGGCGGGATCTCCAACTCGCCTACCCGGATGGGATGCCGCGCGACCCTCGGCAGACCCGGCACCCGCGCGGTCTCTGGTTCGACGCGGCGGCCGGGCGGCGGATGGTGGAGTTCGTCGAGCGATACTGCCGGCACTCAAAGGGGGAATGGGCCGGCCAGCCGATCGTCTTCACCCCGGACCAACGGGAACGGTGGACGATCGTCTTTGGGTGGATGCGGCCGGACGGGACCCGGCGCTTCCGGATTGCGTACATGGAGCTGGCCCGGAAGAACGCCAAGTCGACCGAGGCTGCGGGGGCCGGCCTCTTTCTGACGGTCGCCGACCACGAGCCGGGCGCGGAGGTGTACGCCACCGCGACGAAGAAGGACCAGGCGAAGATCGTCTGGAGCGCCGCGGAGTCGATGGTGAAGCAGTCGCCAGCCCTCAAGCGGTGGGTGCGGACCTACCGGAACAACATCAGCTGTCTCAAGATGGCGTCGAAGTTCGAGCCCCTGGGTGCGGACTCCGACACCCTCGACGGGCTGAATCCGCACGGCAACATCGTGGACGAGATGCACGCCCACAAAGACCGCGGGCTCTGGGATGTGCTGCTGACCGCGCAGGGCGCGCGCCGGCAGCCGTTGACGATCGCGATCACCACCGCCGGCATCTACGATCCCGAGTCCATCGGCTGGCAGCTGCACGACTACGCCGTCAAGGTGCTCGAAGGCGCGATCGAGGACGACCGCTTCTTCGCCTACATCGCGGCGATGGATGAGGGCGATGATTGGCGCGACGAGCGGGCCTGGGAAAAGGCCAATCCCAACCTCGGGATCTCGGTCAAGCTCGATTACCTGCGCGAACAATGCGCCCAGGCCGAACGGCAGCCGTCGTTCTTGAACACCTTCCTCCGGCTGCACGGCAATCAGTGGACGCAGCAGGTGACGCGCTGGATCCCCCTCGAGCGGTGGAACCTGTGTGCGGATCCGCCGCACCCCCTCGCCGGCCGGATCGTGTTCGGCGGCCTGGACCTGTCCACCAAGATCGACGTTGCCGCCCTGACGCTCCTCGCAGAGCTCGACGGCTTCTACGACCTCCACTTCCGGTTCTGGGTGCCCGAGGAACTGGTCAATGAACGCGAACGCCGGCACGAGGGACCGTCCTACGCCGCCTGGGTGCGCGACGGCTTCCTGATCGCCACGCCCGGCAACGTCATCGATTACGAGTTCATCCGGGCCGACATCCTGGAGCACGCCAAGCGGATGAAGCTGAAACAGGTCGGCTACGATCCCTGGAACGCTGAGCAGTTGGCCACGCAGCTCATGGACGCGCTCAATCCCTCGAGGAGCGACGCCGGGTTTCAGATGGTCTCCATGCGCCAGGGGATGGCCACACTCTCCGAGCCGAGCAAGGAGTTCGAGAAGCTCACCATCGCCCGGAAGCTCCGGCATGGAGCGCATCCCGTCATGCGCTGGATGGTGGCGAACGTCACGACGCGGACGGACGCGAACGGGAACATCGCGCCGGACAAGTCCACCTCCGTCGGCAAGATCGACGGCGTCGTCTCGACCATCCTGGCCCTGGGCCGGGCGATCGTGACCCGGCCGAAGCGGTCCGTCTATGATACCCGCGACCCCATAGTGATCGAATGAACCGCACGCTGCGTTTTGTGGTGGCCCGCGCCCGGGCCTGGTCCCGCGCCGCGTGGGGCCGGCGCTACGACAGCCTCATGCTGACCGGCGCTGCGACCCTGGCGTGGGGCGCGGGCCTGGTCTTCCGGCCGGCCGGCGTGATCCTCGCCGGCGTCCTGCTCATGGCCTGGGCCGCGATCGGCTCCTGGACCGAACGCCGCGAACGGAGGAAATCGTGACCGGCCTGCTGACGCGATTCTTCGAGCAGCGTGGGATCAGCGCCACCACGGATCCCACGAACCCCGCCTACTGGCTGGTGAACATGTTCGGGGGCCGGGAGGCGGCGTCCGGGATCCGGGTGACGACCGAGACGGCCTTGGGCTGGACGCCCTTCGCCGCCGGGGTGCGGATCATCGCGGAGACCATGGGCTCGCTGCCCTGCCAGACCTTTGAACGCCTCGAGCCGCGGGGCCGCGAGCTCCGGCGGAACCATCCCCTCTACTTCGTCCTGCACGATCAGGCGAACGAGGAGATGACGGCATTCGAGTTCTTCGAACTGATGCAGACGCACATCCCGCTGTTCGGGTTCGCGGCCGCGCAGATCATCTACAATGGCCGGGGCGATGTGATCGAACTCTGGCCCTTGAACCCCGATCGCGTCACGATCACCCGCAATCCGGAGCGGCAGCTGCAATTCCGCGTCACCTTGCCCCAAAGCGACCAGGGCGGGGTGAGCGGCTCGGCGGCCCTGCCGGCCGACGAGGTCCTGCTCATCCGGGGCTGGGGTGGCGGCATCATCGGGCGCGCCATTCCCACCCTGTTCAAGGAATCCCTGGGTCTGGGGCTGGCGACGGAGATCTTCGCCGGCGCCTTCTTCGGGCGCGGCGCGGTGGCGAGCGGCGTCCTGGAACACCCGGGCGAGCTGGGCGATGAGGCGCACGAGCGGCTGCGGAAAGCGGTCGAGAACCAGGTCGCCGGGATCGACAAGCAGCACCGCCTCCTCATCCTCGAAGAAGGCATGAAGTGGCACCAGACGACGATTGAGCCCGAGAAGGCCCAACTCCTGGGGCTCCGGGAGTTCCAAGTCTCCGAGGCCTCGCGGATGCTCCGGATCCCGGCCCACAAGTTGGGCGACCTGAAGCGCGCGACGTTCTCCAACATCGAGCACCAGGCGATCGAGTTCGTGGAGGACACGATCCGGCCCTATGCCGTGCGCTGGGAACAGCGGATGGCCATGCAGCTCCTGGGCCGGAAGGACCGGGCGCGGGTGTTCCTCAAGTTCAACCTGGACGCGATCCTCCGGGGCGATCTGGAGAGCCGCTACCGCGCGTACCTCACCGGGCGCCAGGCCGGCCTGCTCTCGGCGAACGATGCTCGAGAGAAGGAAGACATGAACCCCCGCACCGATCCGGGCGGGGATACATACGCGGACCTGCCGGCGGGCGTCCCGGCGAATACGACGCCGCCCACCCAACCGACGAGGCCAGCAGGAGGGATAGATGCCGAAGAAGAAGAGTGACCCCATCGATGCGATCCGGGGCAAGCTGCCGAAGCAGGAGCGCCGGACCTACCAGGGCGAGATCTCACTTCGGGCCGAAGGCGACAATCCCACGATTGGGATGTTCGTGCCCTTCGGCCGGCGCTCCGTGGAGCTCTGGGGGTTCGTGGAGATCATCGAGCCCAGCGCCTTCACCAAGACGCTCCAGGAGCGGGGCGGCGACATCGTCTCCGTCTGGAACCACGACCCGAACTGGGTCCTGGGCCGGCAATCGAACAAGACCCTCGCGCTCCGGGAGGCGGACGACGGCCTCCATGGCGACGTCACCCTGGACGGCGAAGACGCCATGCACAAGCACTTCGCCCGCCGCGTCGAGCGCCGGGATGTGATCGGGACGTCGTTCGGGTTCGAGACCGTGCGGGACGACTGGGTCACGGAACCCGATGGCACGGTTCTCCGGAAGCTGGTGGAGGTGAAGCTCTTTGACGTGAGCCCGGTCACCTTCCCGGCCTATCCGGACAGCGAGGCCGAGAAGCGGTCCTCCGCGGTCGACATCGCCACGGTCAAGGCGGGGGTGGACATCGCGCAGCTCGCGGTCGTGCTGGCGTCCGTGGAGGATGGGAAGATCCCGGAGACTCAGGCGGAGGACTTCCGCGGCTGGCTCGCCCAGCTGGAAGCGCTGGTGCCGCCGGCCGCTCCGACCATCCCCGCTGACGAGGAACTGCGGCGCCGGCTTGGGCTGCGACAACGCGTCGCACGGGTGGCCTGATGGCCGATCCTTTCGAGCTGGTCACCCCCGGCATACACGCATCAGCGGAGCGGGCTACGGCGATCACGCCAGACGATGATTACCGACCTGGCAACGCTCCCGCGCGCCCTTTGGATCGGCGGAGCTGGGGATGTCACTCTCATCCTCCTCAAGGATTCACTCGCCGTCACGCTGGTCGGTATCCCTGCCGGCACCCTACTGCCCGTGCGTCCCAAGCGCATCAAGGCGACGGGCACGACCGCAACCAGTCTTGTCGCCCTGTGGTGAGCGTGCCCCTGTCGGCCATCATCGGCACGCTCAACCGACCCGTCGCGTTCGGACTGACCGCCACGGGTGGGGTCCTGATTCAGGGCGCGCTCAATAGCGCGGTACCGTTGAGCCTGTCTGCCAGTTCTGGAAATGCGCGTAGTCGGGTGACACGATTGCAGATTGGCGTCCGGTTGGGTCTGTAGGATGCCGCGCTACGGGCAGGGTACGGTCTACCTCCGGGGAAGGACGTGGTGGATCAAGTTCTACCGCGGGGGGCGTTGGGTCAGGGAGTCGTCCTACTCGCGCAGCCGGTTAGAGGCAGAACGGCTGTTAGTGGAGCGGGCGCTACCCAAACCGCGGGCGCGATTATCCTGTCCGAATTGTGGGGCAGGCGTTCAGGTGGGCATATGACGGCCCGGAAATCCATCGTCGGTATCTACGCACTCACGGATAGAGGTGGCAGTGTCAGGTACATCGGACAGAGTAAGGACATCGAGAGGCGTTACCGACAGTACCGGGAAGGGCGGGGTCACTCACCCGCACTCTCGCTGTGGCTGAACGGAGTAGCACGTGCACCGGGCCTCATTATCCTGGAAGCATGCGACCGTACACACCTGAACAACCGGGAGCGTTGGTGGATTAATCAAGCCCGCCGGCTTGGTCACGCGCTCCTCAACGGCATGGAGGGTGGTGGCGCAACCACGCGAGACCTTCCCGGCCCGTCATGGGGCCAGGGCTGTGTCTATCTTCGGGGCCATGTGTGGTGGATGCAGTACTATGATAGAGGCAAGCCAGTCAGACGGTCCTCGCTCTCACGCAATCGCGAGTACGCCGAAGGACTACTCAAGGCGATCACACATGAACGTCGGCGGGTTGCGGTGCCGTCTATCGCTTGTCCCATGTGCGGCACTGCGCTGGTCAACGTCTTGAAAAGCGCCTAGGTCGGAAGTCACACTCACGGAATAACTACACCCGCCTCCCCTCCTGTTCCTGACCACGCCATAGTCCGAGAGACATAGCGGCGATTCCGCGCCGCTTCGCTCTGTGCACCCGGCTTCGGCCGCGCCGCACATCGAGGCACCCGGAAGACCTGCACTGATACGCGGGACGCATCCCCCGGAAGGCGGGCGTCTCCGTTCCAGTGACACGGCCTTCCGGGTGCGGCCTTTTGAGGAGCCACGACCATGACCAGTCGGGAACTGCGGCAGAAGCTCGGGGAGTTGACCGACCAGTATCGGAAGATCCTGGACGCCGGCCCCGCCGAGAAGCGCTCGGCCGAGGACAACGCCACCCTGGCGCGCCTCGACACGGAGATGGACGGTCTCGAGGGCGAGATCAACCGCGTGGACAAGCAGGAGAAGCGCGAGGCGGCCCTGGTGGCGCCGGCGACCCGCGGGATCCGGACCGAGGTCGAGACCGCCGATGCCAAGAAGGGGGCCGACGAGGCCCACCGGGCCAGGGTCACGGACTACGAGAAACGCTTCGGGAAGCGCGGTCGGCAGCTGGTCGAGATGACCGCCGGCCATCCCACCGCCTCCCCCGAGTACCGGGACGCCTTCCGCGTCTGGCTGGCGTATGGGGACAAGGGGCTGTCCCCCGAGGCGCGGCAGGCGCTTTCCGCCGGCGAAGCCGCCATGGCGCCGCGCGGCGTGGACCAGCGCGCCCTGTCCATGGGTACGGCGACCGAAGGCGGGTACACGGTCCCCAGCGAGGAGTTCCTGCTGGAGCTCATCAAGGCCGTGGATGACGAGGCGGTGATCCGCCAGCTCGCCCGGACGTTCATGGTCCCCAACGCCCAGTCCTTGGGCGTTCCCACGCTCTCCGCGGATCCCGAAGACGCGGACTGGACGACCGAGATCGGGACGGTGGATGAGGACAGCGCCATGGCGTTCGGGAAGCGGGAGTTCCGGCCGAACCCCGTCTCGAAGTACCTCAAGGTGTCCAACAAGCTCCTCCGCGCCTCGCCGATGGGCATCGAGGGCATCGTGCGCGACCGGCTGGGCTACAAGGTCGGTATCACCCACGCCAAGGCCTTCAACACCGGCGATGGCGCCAGCAAACCCCTCGGGGCGTATGTGGCCTCGGCGGATGGCATCACCAGCGCCCGCGACGTGGAAATCGGCAACGGGTCCGGCGCGGTCGATCCCGACAAGGTCATCGACGCGCGCTTCACGTTGAAGGCGGGCTACTGGAGCCGGCCCAGCACCCGGTGGCACATGCACCGGAACTGGCTGGCCCGGTTCCGGAAGCTCAAGGGCTCCGACAACAACTACCTCTGGCAGCCCGGGCTCTCGCAGGGCATGCCCAGCACGTTCCTCGATTTCCCGTTCGTGCTGGATGAGTACGCGCCGAGCGTGACGACCCACGCCGCCGGGGTGTACGCGGCGATCCTGGGGGACTGGAACAACTACTGGATCGTGGACGCCCTGACCACCCGGATCCAGCGGCTGGACGAGTTGGAAGCCAAGACGCGGCAGGTCGGGTTCATCATCGACGCCGAGTCGGACGGCGCTCCGGTCCTGGCCGAGGCGTTCGTGCGGCTGCTCGCGGCCACCTGATCCTTCGGGAACCACGACAATGGACAAGGGAGAAGGAGACATGCACATGAAGCACAGCAACGGGTTCCTGGCGGTCCTGATCCTCGCAGTTCTCGCCGTGGGAACGGTAGCCTTCGTGCAGCGGCAGGACCTCGCCGCGAGCGTGGACGGCGCCGTGACCCTCGGGTCGGCGCCGCGGGCCAACACGGCCGCGACGGGCTCCAGCGTGGACATCACTGGCTATCAGGGGGCCGCGCTGATCGGCGTCTCGGGGGTGGCGGACAACGCCGTGCTCGACGGCTACCTGGTGCTCCAGGATTCGTCCCCGGGGGTGTGGGCGAATGTCGACTCGATCCTGACCGACAGCGTCGACAACAAATACTACGAAGTCGCCTATCGGGGAGCGGATCGGTACCTGCGAGGGATCCTTCGGGCGAGTGGGGATGCCGCGGACACGATCCATGCCGCGGCGTTCATTCTCCGGAGCGGCCGCCGGAGCCGGTAGCGCCGATGCGCGTCCGGCTCTGGCTTCCCTGGCTGGGGCCGGACGGCTGGGTTCCCGCGGGAGAAGAGGTCGAAGTGTCCGCCGGTGACGGGGCGGCGATCTGCCAGGTGGGCCACGGGGAAGCGGTCCGCACTCCTGAGGTCGCCGCCCTCGCCACCTCGGAACGGGCGGTGGCGGTCCTTCCCCAGCGTCCCCGGCGCCGGCGCCGCAAGCGTACACCCTGATGGAATTCTCCCTGCATCCCGTGCTGGCGCCGAACACCGAGCCCCTGACCCGCGCGGACGCCACCCGTTGGGCCAACATCGAGGATACGGCCGACAACGACCTCGTGGATGGCTTGATCCGTTCCGCCCGCGAACGGATCGAGGCGGTGACCGGGCGGGCCTTCGTCAGCCAGCAATGGGATCTCTTGCTCGACGGGTTCCCCTCGGCCAGTCCCCGGCGGCCGGACGGCGACATCCTCCTCCCGCGGGCGCCGGTGCACCAGGTGACGAGCATCACCTACGTGGACGGCGACGGGGCGACCCAGACGCTCGCGGCCGCGGACTACACCGTGGACCGCCGGCGGGAACCCTGCCGGATCGTGCCGGCCTACGGCGAGAGCTGGCCCAGCACCCGCGACGTACCGAACGCGGTCACGGCGCGGTTCCGGGCGGGCTACAGCATCCCGGTGACGGCGGACCAGGCCATCGATCTCCTGACAGCCGTGGGGCATCCCTACGCCAACACCGATCCGGTGCAGCTGGTGAACCTGGGCGGGGTGCTGCCAGCTGGCCTCTCCGTACGCACCACTTACTACGTCCGCGACGTCTCGGGCGACACGTTCAAACTGGCCGCCACGTCCGGCGGGACGGCCATCGACATCACGGGCGCCGGCACCGGGACCCACCTGGTGGGGCTGATGCCGGAACCACTGCTACAGGCGCTGAAGGTCTTGGTCGCCACGATGTACTGGCACCGCGAAGAGGCGAGCGACGAACCCCTCGAGCTGGTGCCGTACACGGTCCGGCGCCTGGTCGTCGGCTACCGGCTCTTTCCGGGCCTCGTGAGTCGCGCATGATCACCGCCGCCCGTCTCCAGTACCGCGGCATCATCCAGAAGCGCACCGACGGCCAGGACGCGCGCGGGGGGCTCACCGCCTCGTGGTCCCAGTTTGCCGAACGCCGGATGCGTTGGGAGCCACTGGGGGGACGCGAGAGCTTCCTGGCTCAACAGACGGAAGCCGCGGCCGAGGGGCGGCTGGGCCTCCGCTACTTGGCCGGCGTCACCGCCAAGATGCGGATCCTCCTGCCGCGGGTCTTCGACACCCTGAGCGCCGGCATCGACGACAACGACCTGAGCCTGACCGTCGCGTCGGCCGAGGGGTTTCCCCTGGAAGGCGCCTACCGGATCCGGATCGACGACGAGCTGCTCGAGGTGACGGCGGGCCAGGGAACCACCACGTGGACGGTGACCCGGGCCAAGGACGGCACCTCCGCCGCGAGTCACGCGAGCGGGGCCTCGGTGGCCGTGATGGTGCCGCTCGAGATCGTGCAGCCGCCCGTCGACGTCGGGGGCCGGCGCCGGGAACTCCAGATCCTGGTGCGCGAGGCAAACGCATGACCACGATCTCCATGCGGATCGAGGGGCTCCGGGAGCTGCAGGCCGCCTTGAAGGCGCTGGGGCCGGAGGTGAGCGAGGCGATCCTCACGCGTGGGTTGCGGGAGGCCGGGGAAGCGCTGGAGCAGGAGATCGCGACCCGGACCCCGGTGGCGCCCGAACCCCACCGCCGCGGGAAATCCCCGGGCGTGATGCGAGAGAGCGTCACGACGACCGTCGCGTTCCAGTCGCCCGTGGAGGCGCGGGTGACCGTGGGCCCGCGGGTGGCCTACGCCCATCTCGTGGAATTCGGCCACGCCATCATCGCCCGAGGACCGGGGAAGGGAGTCAAGGCCGGTGCGCGGCGCACGGCGTTGAAGGCCCGGCGGGCGGCGGGCGCGATCGGCCACGTCCCCGCCAAGCCGTTTGTCCGCCCGGCCTTCGACGCCGTGAAGGAACGATTGGTGGGGATCTTCACCGAGACCGTTCGTGGGGCGGTGGACGCGGCCCGCGCCCTGCGCCGTGTGCGGACACCGGGATGACGATCGAGGGCGCGCTCCTCTCCCGGCTCAAATCCCAAGTCGCCCTGGTGAGCAACCGGGTCTATGCGGTGCAGCTGCCGCAGAACGTGACGCTCCCGGCGGTGACGTTCCAGCGGATCAGCGCCATCCGGGAACACGCGATGGGCGGAGACGCGGAGCCCACGCATGCCCGGTTCCAGGTGTCGAGCTGGGCGAAGACCTACGACGAGGTGCGGGATGTCGCGGACCAGGTGAAGGCGGGCCTCGATCGGTTCAGCGGGACGCTCGATACCACGGTGATCCAGCAGATCTTCCGTGTGACCGATCAGGACCTCTTCGAGCCCGACGATCTTGGGGTCGGCGTCTTCCACGTCCCCGTGGACTTCATGGTCCACTTCGAGGAGTGAGCGATGGCGGAACAGGGGATCATCTACCAACGGAAGCTCTGGATCGGCGCGTACCAGCTGCTGTACGTGCAGGCGCTCCGGGTCGCCACGGAGGTCGCCGGGCAGGACGACACCATCATGGGCGACACCGGCCGGAGCGAAGCCGCCGGCCTCGAGGTGCCGGCCCTCGAGGCCGCCGGCCTCATGGGATTCGATACCGCCGATCCCGATCCAGTGATCGCGACCGCTCGCGCCTTGAGCGAGGTGCCGGTCACTATCGGGGCTCTGGCGGGGGCCGATGGGGAGCGGGCCTATTTCTTCCATGCCCGCAGCGCGGGCTATCAGGTCGGCGGGCCGGTGGGCGAGATGGCCCGCTACGACGCCTCGGCCCGCGGCCGCGGCCATCCCCTGATCCCGGGATGGATCCTGCGCAACGCGCAGGTGAGCGCCACCGGCAACGGGACGGCCTACCAACTCGGGGCGGTCGGCGCGAGCCAGAAGCTCTACGGTGTCCTCCATGTGGTCGAGCGGACGGGCGATCGCACGCTGACCGCGATCATCCAGAGCGACATCTCGGGGTTCGGGACGCCCACGACGCGCATCACGTTCGCCCAGCAGTCGGCGATCGGCTATGAGTACGCGACCCCCGTCGCCGGCGCGATCACCGACGACTACTGGCGCACCGCGTGGACCATCGGGGGCACCACCGGCACCATCACCGCCATCGTGGCAATGGGCATTCGCTAAGGAAGGGAGTTTGTTATGGCCGAGAAGGGCGTACTCTGGAATGGCTACCTGCTCTTCAACAGCGTGGACCTCTCCACCCGGGTCCGCTCGCTGCGGGTGAGCCAGAGCATCGAAGGGCAGGACGATACCGTCATGGGCGACACCGGACGCTCGGAGGCCCAGGGACTCCACGCGGATACCGTCGAGGTCGAACTCAATCAGGACTTCGCGGCCTCGGGCGCCGGGAGCGTGGACGTCACCATTTCCGAGCGGATCGGGATCGGCAAGACGGCGCCGGTCATCATCCGGACCGACAGCGGGGTCGTCGGGGCCACCAACCCCGAATGGACCGGGAGCCCGATCGTGAAGAGTTACGAGCCGATCGCCGGGAAGGTTGGCGATCAGGCGATCGCCCGCCTGACGCTCTTCGGGCCGCTGACCCGGGAGACGGCCTGATGCCGACCCGCGAGCAGTTTCTCCAAGCGCGTCCGCTGCGGCGCGAGGCGGTGGACGTGCCGGATGTGGGCAGCGTGTTCGTGCAGGAGTTGACCCACCAGCAGTTCAGTGCGTGGGCGGCGGAGACCGCCCCGGAGGCGAAGGACGGGGCGCCGGCCTACGATCCGCTGTATGGCCCCAAGCTGCTCACGCGCTGCGTGGTGGATGCGGAGGGCGTGCCCCTCTTCCAGCCGGAGGATGCGGTGGCCTTGGGCCAGCTTCCCGTGGCCATCATCAACCCCCTGGTGGACGCCGCGCAACGACTGAACGGGTTCGGTCCCAAGGCGGGGGATGCCGTAAAAAACTCCGAGCGCGCGTAGGCCGGCTGGCGCTGTTCCGGCTTGCGCGCGACCTCGGCGTCTGGGACGTGGATGCGCTCTCCGCCGTCATGCCGTGGTCGTTATTCCGCGAGTGGATGGCAGTCTATGCGATCGAAACCCAAGAGATGGACGAGGGCCGGATGCAGGCGGAGGTCGACGCGCGGATGACGAGGCGCTGATGCCCGTCGCCCGCCTGCTCGTTGTCCTGGAGGGGCAGACCGCCCGCTTTGAGGCCGCGATGCAGGCGGCCTCGCAGCAACTCACGCGGATGGAGCGGCCCACCGTGCAGGCGCAGCGGGGCGTGATGATGCTCCAGAGCGGGATGCAGTCCCTCGCCTTCCAGGCGGCCGGACTGCCGGGGCCGCTGGGGAAGGTCGCGTCGGCCTTTGGGTTGTTCGCGGTCGGCAGCACGACGATGCTGGCCGTGATGGCGGGGGTAGGTGGATTCCTGCTCCTCACCCGTCGGCTGGGCCAGGGACTCCGCGACGCGCAGCAGCAAGCCGAAGCGACGGGGAAGGCCATGCAAGCCGCCTTGGCCACGGGCCGGCCGAATGTTGGGATCGCCGCGCAGTTGTTCGGCGTCGGGGACACCGAGGGCATCGGGGAGCAGATCAGGAACGCCCAAGATCAAATCGCGAAGCTCCGGGCCGGCGGATCCCCGTGGCAGGATTGGGGCAAAACCCTCCAGCAGATCGGCGCGCTCCAAACCACGATCAACCACCTCACGATTCGGCAGGCCCAGCTCACCCAGGAACTGACGGCGGCGCACCAGGATCTCGCCGACAAGGCGCTGCGAGACGAATTGGCGGTGCTGGAAAAGCAGCGGATCCAATCAGACCTCCAGGTTCGGGCCATGCTGCTGCAAGTGGAGCTCGCCAACGACCTCAAGGAGATCTTCGATTCCATCACGCCGGTAGATGTGTCGGAGTTCGTCCAACGTGCCATGCTGCCCATGCCGCCCAGCGGGCGATTCGGCGCCCGGGCCTTCCGGCAGGAGCCGACCGGCTTCGGGGCGGCGCGCTTCCAGCCGCCCTCTTGGCAGAGTCAGTTTGCCGCGCCCCCCTTCGGCGCCTCGTTCAACCTCGGCGGTGGCCTTGCGCAGACGCGCCAAGGGTTCGACGACGTGAGCGAGGCCATGCGGGTGGCGGGGATCGGCGCCGGGGACATGGAGGCCGCCGTGGTGACGGGATTCGGGACCATGGTGGCCTCGGTGATCGCGGATACCGACCGCATGGGCGCGGCGGTGGTGTCCGGCTTCTTCCAAATGGTCTCCCAGATTCTCATGGCCGAGCGGGCGATGGCGATGCAGCGGGCGACGATCGCGGCGGCGGGGGGAGCGGCCAGTGGGATGTCGGCAGCGGGCTCGGCCGCGGCGGGGGCGGCGGCTGGCGGGGCGATGGCGGGCCCGTGGGGTGCCGTGGCCGTGGCCGGCGTCGCCATCGTGGGCTCTATCATCGGTGGGATTCTCGGGAAGCAGAAGAAGGAAGTCCAGCCAGTGCGGGATGACGCGGCTCAACGGGAACTCGCGCGCCTCCGGCGGGAATTGGCGGAGTCTCGACGTGAGGATCGCCTGATCTCGATCACCAACATCCTCCCGGACGGCACGATCCTCAGCCAGGACCGGATGCACTACGAGCAGGGCCGGTTGACCCGCAGGGATGCCGTGCCCCGGCTGCCCAAGGGGCGCTGATGGGTGCCCCCCGGTTCTTGGTGCAAAATTACTGGAATGATGTCCAGAACCCGACGCACATCATCAGCGCCAACGAGGAAGCGGCGGGCTTCGAGGCGTGGCGCGTCGGGGCCGGCCGCCGCTCGCCCGGTCATTACTGGACGCCCACGACGGCGAATCAGGCGGCGTGGAACAAGACCGACTGTGGAAGTGCCAAGGCCGCGGACATGCTGGTGATTGACCGGGTCCACAATCTGGGCGGGGTGGCCAGCGTCAAGCTCCAGAAATCCAATGACAACTTCTCCGCGCAGACCGTTGATGTAGCGACGTTCACCATTCCGACGAGCGCGAGTGCGGACAACACCGCGCTGAGCGCTGGAGTACGAACCCCTGAAGGGGCCTACCTCCTGACGTTCGCTAGCACCTCCGAACGCTACTGGCGCATTCTCGTTCCGTTGATGGGAGCGGGCCTGAAGCCGCAGATCGGGGGCATCTATGTCGGCGAGAGCTGGCAACCGGAGGGATTGCAATTCCCCGTCACGGACGATGACCAGGAACCGCTGGCGGAGGCAACGGAGACCCCATGGGGATGGGAGGGCCGTATGCTCACGGTCCCCAGGCGTGCGGGGGAATTGACCATGTTCCTGGCCGATGCCGCAGCCTATCTCGCCGCGGACAGTCACGTTCGCGACCAGTTCGTCAAACGGCCGTTCTGGATCGTCTTTGATGAGGCCAAGGCCGAGCGCGCCCTGCTCGCACGCTGGCCGTTGGGGGCGCGAGCTGGATTCCGCCACGAGGCCGACGGGGTGCACCGGCGCATCGGGCTGCCCTACGTGGAATACGAGCCCTTGGTCGCCTAGATGCCGAGCCTCCTGAAACCCCGGCTGCGACCCGAGATCGGCAATATCACCTTGCCTGATGGGAGCACCACGACACAGGGCTTCCGGCTCGCGCGGCGGTTGCGCCGGGCCGATCCTTCGACGCGTTTGATGATCGAAGCCCACGAGGTGGTGAGCGGGGATCTCAAGCAGCGCGCCGACCAGTGGAACGCGGCTGACAGCCTCACAGGGCTTCGGGTGCGGGCAGATCAGGGTTTGGAGTTGGCCGACGCGTCGACGACGGTTATCACTAACACGCTTCAAGATGGTTACATCACCGATCTCAATACCACGAGTCCGTTTATTGTCTGTCGCGTAGAGTGGGGTGATGGGCTGGATACATTCTTCCAGCTACGCCGCGTCACAGTCTTCCTCGATCCGGCAAATGGTGGGGCAAAGAACGTCGCCACGTGGCGATGTACGTTGATGGCTGCCATCCGGGTCTATGCCGGAGCCACGCCACTCATTGAGCTGGTTCCCATGGCCGCCGCTGTGGATGTGGCTGCCGGTGTGAGCGCAGCAGAAGTGACATTCAATTTCCTCGAACACATTATCAGGCCGAAGGCGGTAGGGGCACCTGGGGATGGTGGGACGACGTTACCCAGAGCAACGATGTACGTCTTCATCAGTGCCCTCAAGAGCGATGGTAGTCCAGCAACCAATGTGGGCTGGCAACGGGATAGCGCCCAATCACTGAAGACGACAAGCGGCACGACGATTCAGGCCAGAGAGCTGACCCTCCAGGGAATAGGGGTCTACGGCGGGACCTATGCCGATGCCGATAGCGCCGCAAACGGGGTCCCCTATATCACCATTGACAAGGGAGGCGGTTATATCGCTGCCACGGTGAGCTTCACCGGGGCGAACAAGCCCGACCTCGGCGCAGTCCCCGCGTCCGCCTCGGTGGTCGAGTTCACGGTGCAAGGGGAAGTGCCTGTAGGGGCCACGATCACCGGTCAGGCGCGGGTGGGCGGTGCCGATGCCTGGGTCACCTTCCGGGACGGCCAGACCGCGACCGACATCGGACTGGCGGCTTCGCAAACGTACCAAATGCGCGCCACGCTGACACCACCGGCGTCCGGTGATGTGACACCTATCCTGGTCACACTTGGCGTTCGGGAAGTGACACGCACTGACCTGAGTCACATCGCCACGGCGGAAGGCGGCGGCTGGGGTTTCGATCCCCCGACCTTGAAGGGCAGCATCCCTGAGGTCACGATCACCGCCATTCAGGACGGGGAGCGGGATTTCCGGGACACGATCACTACCCTCTTGTCGGGGACCCACATCGGGGATTTCTGGTTCCGCATCTTCGTGGGCTCGGACGACACCCCCCGGGACGCCTGGTATCCGATTGACGACTTCTACCCCGACCACGTTGAGGGGCGGGGTGGGGCGATGGTCATTCGGGCGGTCAACGTCCTGGGGATCCTCAGGGCCGTGTTGCCGAAGTACGACGTGGCGACCGAAGCGCGGGAAGTCCTGAGCTACGCGAATCAGACGTTGAAGGCCGCGTTCAACGATGTCCAGGCCGGCCAACTTGCCGTCCCCGGCCGGCACATCGGGGCGCAGATCGAGGACACCACCACCCTGGTCACCAAACGGATCGAGGACTCCGACGGGAAGATCGAGTTGGACTCCCTGGCCTTCCTCGCGGGGGGCACGGTCTTGGGCCGGCAGGGGCGCATGGATTTCGTAGATGTGCATGGGGAGAAGGGCGTCGCCGCGATTTTTGGGGTCGAGGACATCGCCCAGGAGACTGTAACCCCAGGCTGGTCTCAGCGGGTCCCGGAGTACTTCGTGGACTGGGGCTACGACCCCGATACCCGGGAATGGGACGGCCAGCACCGGGGCTTCAATTCGCTCGCATACACGAAGTTGGGCCGCACGTTCATGGACCCGCCCACCTTCCTGGACGAAGAGATTGCTAAGTGGATTCCCACCCAGGCGCTCGCCCAGACGGTCACGAAGCGGCAAATCGAGACGCTGGGCACCGGGATGATTACGGTCTCCTTCCGCACCCAATACCCGCATCCCGAGCTGTGGCCGGGGGACCTGGTCGCGGTCCGGACGGATCGGCTCGTTGCCCGGTCTCCTACGGATGACCGGGAGATCAAGGGCTACCTCTGGGTCCTCGGGGTCATCAGTCAGCGGGCGGATTTGTGGGGCACCCGGTTTACCGTCTGGGTGCGGAAGTACTCGGACATCATCGCCACCAGCAACGCGGTGACGGTGGAGGCGACGCCTGACCCGATCTTCACCGGCGCCTCCTACACCACCGAGGCCGGTCCCGCACCTGGGAGCGTGGCGGCCTACGCCTACCGGAACACGGTCCAATCACTCCCCAATGGGTTGTGGCGCACGGCGCTCTACGACGACGATGTCTGGCATCTGCAGAAGAATACGGCGGTCGCCGGCGACTTCTCCTCACTGAGCGACTACCTCACGATCTCGGCGGCTGGGCTGGTGGCCTTGCGCGCGGGGGCTACGATCTCGGGCAACGAGCTCAAGGCCGAAGCCGGGGTGCGGTCGGAAGCCGCGGCGCCGTACTACAGCTGGCGGGAAACCGACCAGACGCTGCCCTTGGGGCTGTGGCGGGCCCGGTTGCAGGGGAATGTGTTCCTGATCGAGCGGAACACGGCGGCCGGGGGCGACTTTTCGTCCCTGACTACGCCGTTCCAGATCAACGCCTCGGATCAAGTCATGCTGTCGGCCCTCCTCACCGCGCAGGCGGGGCTCACCGTCTCGGGCGGCTCTATCTCGGCCTCGGGGATCGCGGCCACGGTGGGCGCGCTCACGGCGAGTGGCGTAGCTGCTTCGTCTACTGAGGCTGTGTCGGCAGGGGAGCTACACGGGGTACTCCTGCGGCTAACGCCCGCCACTGGCAGTGCGGTCCCCATAGACGCCCGGAGCAGTGGCGCGAGTGCAGGCATTGTGGTGTTTCAGTCCATGCACAACGACTACTCGAACATCGTTCAGCTTCTCTCACTTAGTCCAGGCGCCGCCAGCTTCGGCTCAATTCCGGTCTCGATGGGCGCGCTCACGGCAACAGGCGTACTTGTCACCGGCACCAATCCTGAGTTCGACATGACGCGAACGGGCAGCGCCGTTGACGAGAAGAACTGGGACACAGTGCTTGCAGCGACTACCATCAACTTCCGCGCAGTCAACGACGCGAACACGGCGGCGAACATCTGGCTCACGGTCACCCGCAGCGGCTACGGCATTTCTTCTGCGAGCTTCGGGTCTGTGCCCGTCTCGATGGGCGCGCTCACGGCGACGACGGTGACGGGCACGGGCTTGTTTCAGACCACCGTCACAACGCAGCAACTGTCGCTGCGCTACGATGCATCCAATCACCTGGCGGTCACTGTAGGTATTGATGGGGCCGTGACCTACAATGCGACGGGCTCGGGGGCGCTGCACACCTTCAGCGATGACGTGACCATCGGCTCGCTGGGCCGCTTCGACTCGACCGATACACCGACCGATCTCCAGCTCTTGGTCTACCATTCCAGCCTGGCCAAGTGGCAGGCCGAGAGCATCCAGTTCCTCTATCAGGCGGGCGACACGGCGGTCGGGTTGCTTGCAGACAACACCAGCGTGGCCTACATCAGCTATGATCCCGGCGCGGGGGCGGATTCGCCGGTGGGGGCACCACCCGCCCCGGTCCTGGCCCTGGCCCAGGAGCACAAGGCCATTACGGTGGTGGCCTACAGCGGGGCGGATACCCCGAACCGCCTGTACCACGACGGCTCAACCTATCCGGCGGATTTCCGCTATTGCCTCTACGAGTATTCGCTGAACGGCGTGGACTGGAGCGCGCTGGCCACGGCGTCGAGTGACCGCGTGGTCCATGGGCGCTTGACCGCGGGGACCACCTACTACTACCGCGCTAAGGCGCGTGACCGCGCCGGCAATGACTCCGCCTACAGCAGCACCGTGAGCGTGGCGGCGGTGGCCAACAGCAAGCTCACCGCGTTCGGCTCCATGGTGGCCAACGAGGGCGCCTTCGCCAACCTGGCGGCGCTCTCGGCGAACATCGGGATCGCCGCTACCGGCCAAATCCGGGAAACCATGAGCAGCCCGGCCTCGGTCATCAACTTCGGGGGCGTGGGCGGTATCCCGAGCACGGCGATCTCGGTCATCAACTTCGAGAACACGGCGATCCCAACCGGCTCGAAGATGATTCTAGACTTCTACCGGCGGCTCATCACCGTCAAGGACCAGCAGGGCACGCCACAGACACGAGTAGAGATCGGCGACATTGACGCTGGGGGCGGCTCTGACTGGGGGATCAAGCTCAAGGGCAGCAGTGGAGCCGAGGTCTTCCGTAGCTACGGAGCCGTGGACCGCATCCTCATCAAGGAACTGCGGGTTGGGACGATCACCAGCGACCAGGGCTACGTCGGGCTCGGTAGCACGGGGAACCCGACCATCGACTTCATTCGTGCCAGCGGAGTGACGGGCGGCGCCATCCGTTCGACGGCGGCCAACTCGCTTGAGGTCCTTAACGCCGACCTCTCGATCACCAAGCTGATCGCCACAGACTACCACACCATCACGATCGGCACGTCCTTCACGGAGAGCGCCACGCCCAAGGCGCTCCTGGCCCGGACTGCCAGCACTGCGGCCTCGGGCGCCGTCATCGGCGGAGTGTTTGAAACCCGCACGACCGTGGCTACGACGGGGAGTATGCAGGGCGTGGAAGGAATCGCGCGTGCGAGCCACGGCAGCGGCACCGTGGCGCTCCTGATCGGGGTTCCCGGCAACGTGTTCCTCGATACCGCTGGAGGGACGACAACCTGGGCACGGGCTATACAGGGCGGCGGCTCACTCACTGCGGGCACGGTGCAGAACTATGCGTCTATCTATGCCGCTAACACCGCCAGCGGCGCAAGCGTGACGACGGCCTATGGAGTCTACGTCGACAGCATCACGGTGGCCACCACGAACTACGCCATCTAC